TACCAGGGGCTGCTGATTCAGGAAATATGTACACAATCATAGCTGAATTTCAGAAAATCTATTAATAATGATTAGGAGATCTTCTATGCCTCAACAAATATCTAAAGGTCAAAAGAAAACTTTAAAAAAACATTCTAAAAAACATTCTAAAAAGCATATGTCCTCTATGAAAAAAGATATGAAAAAAGGTAAGCCTTTTTCAAAAGCTCATAAAAAAGCAATGAAAAAAGTAGGTAAATAATGGCTACTTCAGGAACAAATGCATTTGATTTAGATGTTGATGAGGTAATAGAAGAGTCTTTTGAAAGATGTGGTTTAAACTCACGTTCAGGATATGATTTAAAAACGGCTAGAAGATCTTTAAATATAATGTTAGCTGAATGGTCTAATAGAGGTATTAATCTTTGGACCGTAGAACTTAGAACTCAAACTTTAACAGCTGATACAACTAGTTATACATTAGGAACAGATGTTATTGATGTTTTAGAAGCGGTAGTTTTTACAGAAAATAACACAAGCACTGATATAGAAGTAGATCGTATTAGTAGAGCAGAATATTTAAATATATCTAATAAATCTACAGAAGGAACTCCTGTACAATTTTTTGTAGAAAGAAATTCTTCTGCTCCAGTTTTATATTTATACCCTACTCCAGATGGAGCTCACAGTTTTAAATATTATGCTTTGACTAAAATGCAAGATGCAGGAAGTTATACTAACGAATTAGAAGTTCCTACTAGGTTTTTACCATGCCTTGTTTCAGGATTAGCTTACTATCTTTCTGTTAAAAAATCTCCTGAAAGAACTCCTTTATTAAAACAAATTTATGATGAAGAATGGCAACGTGCTTCTGAAGAAGATAGACCGCGTTCAAGTTTTTATGCAGTACCTGAAAGAGGTTATATCTAATGGGTCACGCAGTAGGTAAATATGCAAAAGCTATTTCTGATAGAAGTGGTATGGAATTTCCTTACAAAGAAATGGTAAAAGAATGGAATGGTTTATTAGTACATAAGTCAGAGTTTGAAGCTAAACATCCTCAATTGGAAAGAACTAAAAAATCTGTAGATAATGAAAGTCTTAAAAATGCAAGACCATCAAGAATTGAACCTACCACAGTTTTTGTTGGAGGTTCCGGGTTTTTTGAATATAATGATTCAATGATACCAGACAGTAAAGTTGCAACAATAGTTGGTGTTGGTTTGGGAACAGTTTCAGTGAGCACATCATGACAACGTATAGTGAACTAGTAACACAGATAAGAGACTATTGTGAAGTAGATAACACTGTTTTAACAGATGTTATTGTTAATGATTTTATTGAACACACAGAAAATAGAATATTTCGAGATGTAGACTTAGATGTTTTTAAATCCAATCAATCCGCCAATTTAGTAGCAAGTAATGCTTTTTTATCTTTACCTGGTGGACTGACTCCAGACCCTACTTCTTTAGGTACTGTTAGAAGTGTTAATATTTTTTCACCAAGTTCTACTGTTCGATCTTTTTTAGAACAAAGAGATATAACTTATATGAATGAATATTGGCCAGATAGAACTGAAACAGCCACTCCAAGATATTGGGCTTGGTGGGATCACAACACAATTTATGTTGCGCCTACACCAGATCTTGCTTATAATGTAGAATTAGGAATTACTAGATTACCTACAAGACTATCTTCTAGTAATACAACAAGTTTCTTAGGAAGTAATGCTCCTAGCTGTTTGTTATACGGATGTCTTGCAGAAGCCTTTAAATTTTTAAAAGGTCCGGCAGAAATGCTACAATTATATGAACAATCTTATCAACGTGCTCTTCAAGAACTTGTTATTGAGCAACAAGGAAGACACAGACGAGATGAATACATGCACGGTGCTTTAAGAACACCTTTGCAATCAAAAAATCCATAAGGAGGATAAACAATGTCAATAACTCAAGCTGTTTGCACAAGTTTTAAACAAGAGTTACTTGTGGGTACGCATAATTTTACTGCAACCTCGGGTGACACTTTTAAAATCGCGCTCTACACAAGTTCAGCTTCTTTAGATGCTTCAACAACAGCATTTAGCACAAGTAATGAAGTATCTGATTCTGGAACATATAGTTCTGGTGGTGGAACACTAACAAGTGTAACTCCAACAACATCAGGTACTACTGCAATTTGTGATTTTGCTGATATATCATTCACATCTGCAACAATTACTGCAAGGGGAGCTTTAATTTATAATAGCTCTGATTCTAACAAAGCAGTGGCTGTTTTAGATTTTGGTGGAGACAAGACATCTACAAGTGGAACTTTTACAATTCAGTTTCCAACTGCAGACGCAAGTAACGCTATACTAAGATTAGCATAGGAGAAAAATTTAAATGGCATTAGTCATTAATGATCGTGTAAAAGAAACAACAACCACTACAGGTACAGGAACTGTATCTCTTGGTGGCGCTGTAACAGGTTTTGAAACTTTTGCTGCAGGTATTGGTAATTCTAATACAGTATATTATTGTATAGCACACCAAGACCAGGCAGAGTTTGAAGTAGGACTTGGAACTTTAGATGGAGACAGTTCTGATTTAGCAAGAACTACTATAATATCTAGCTCTAACAGTGATAGTGCTGTTAATTTTAGTTCAGGCACTAAAGATGTTTTTTGTACTCTACCTGCAAGTAAATTAATATTTGAAGATGGAAGTAATAATGTTGCTTTTGGTGGTGCTGTAACAGGTGTTACAAATCTTACAGCATCTGGTGAATTAGATGCAGCAACTTTAGATATTTCTGGTAATGCAGACATTGATGGCACATTAGAAGCGGATGCTATAACAGTTAATGGTACAACTTTAGCTGAAGTAATATCAGATACAACAGGTGCTATGTTTAGTAGTAATACTGAAACAGGTATTACAGTCACATATCAAGATGCCGATAATACAATTGATTTAGCTCTTAGTGCAGCTCAAACTACAATCACATCTTTACTAGCTACAGATATTAAAATAGGTGAAGATGATCAAACAAAAATAGATTTTGAAACTGCCGATGAAATACATTTTTATGCAGCAAACGTAGAGCAAGTTTATCTAGGTGACAATATATTTGGTCCACAATCAGATAGTGATGTAGACCTAGGATCTACAGGTGTTAGATGGAAAGATGCTTTTGTAGATTCTTTAACAGTCACTGGTGATATAAGTGTTGGAGATGATCTAACAGTTAATGGTGGTGTTCTTGATGTTAAAAACGCTGGAGCACAGTCTGTAGTCAGATTTTACTGTGAATCATCAAACGCACACTATGCACAAATTCAAGCTCCTGCTCACTCAGCTTTTTCTGGTAATGTTACTTTAACACTGCCGGCAGCTACTGATACATTAGTAGGTAAAGCTACAACCGATACTTTAACAAACAAAACTTTAACTTCACCAAAAATAAATGAAGATGTAGCAGTAACATCAACAGCTACAGAAATAAATTTAATTGATGGTGATACTTCAAGAGGCACTACAGCAGTAGCAAGTGGAGATGGTATATTAATTAATGACGCAGGTACAATGCGTATGACCAATGTCGATACTGTTTCTACTTATTTTGCAGGACATAATGTAGGTGGTTCAAATATTGTAACAACAGGAGCATTAAACTCTGGTTCTATAACTTCAGGATTTGGCACTATAGATACAGGGTCATCAACGATAACAACAACAGGATTAATTAGTGGTGGTTCATTAGACATTGATAATGTTTTAATTAATGGAACAACTATAGGACATACTGATGATACTGATTTAATAACTGTAGCAGATGGTTTAGTGACAGTAGCAGGTGAAGTTCAAATGACAACCCTAGATATAGGTGGTACAAATGTTACATCAACAGCAGCAGAATTAAATTATTCAGACTTAGCTACATTAGGAACAACAGCAGCTTCTAAAGTCTATACAGCAGATGCTAATGGATTAACAAAAATATCTGGAGCAGCACTTTATACAGAAGATACATTAACTGATGGAGCAACTGTTGCTTGGGATGTTATTGCATCTCCTGTAGCTAAATTAACAATGGCAGGTAATAGAACTATATCTGCACCAAGTGGTACTACACCTGCAGCAGGACAGTTTGTATCTTTACTATTAATACAAGATGGTACAGGTTCAAGAACAATTACATGGAACGCAGTCTATGAATTTACAGCAGATACAGCACCCACATTAACAACAACAGCTAACAAAGGGGATTTATTTGTATTTAGATACAATGGTTCTAAATGGTTAGAAGTTGGTAGAAATTTAAATTTAACTTTATCATAGGAGTAATATGTTTGCACAAGTAATAGACGGAACGATAACAAGTTTTCCAAAAGGAAACAAAGGAATACAAATAGGGGATAATAAATATCCAAAAGCTATTTACACATTATGGACAGAATCAGAAAGAAATGCCATTGGTATCTATACTGTAGAGATAGATGAAACAAATAGAAAAGATGAAACATTCTATATTAATACAGATATCACTTATGCCTTTGGTAGTGGTAAAGTTACAGGTAGTTATGGAACAGCGACAGCGAAAGCCATAGCAGATGTTAATGCAGTAGATGAAGATGGTGAAGCATTATTAGATAGTGATGGGAATCAAGTTGTTATTTATGGATTAAAGACTAAATATAAAAATCAATTCAACACACAAGCAGCAGGACTATTAGCACCAACCGATTGGTATGTTGTTAAAGCTACAGAGGTATCAGATTATACAGTACCAAGTGCAATCACAACTTATAGAGCAGCAGTCAGAACTAAAGTTAATGCTATGGAAACAGCTATAGATGGCTGTGCAAATGTTGAGGCTCTTATTACTTTACTAACTTATGTAAGACAAGAAGATGGCACAACAACAAGACCTCTAGGTGAGTTTCCTGACGAGGTAGTATAATGGTTGGTATCTTAGGTGCTAATTCAGTTAGTGGTGGATATGAAATAGATAATTCTCTTAGGTTTAACAATGACGACAGTCCTAGATTATCATTCACTCCGAGTAGTGCAGGTAATAGAAGAACATTTACACTTTCTGTTTGGTTTAAACTTCAAGCAGGTACAACAGGAGAAAGAATACTATTAGCTGCTGATGATGCAGATTCAGGTGATAATGGTAATTTTGATTACATTGCTCTTAATGCAGGAGACAAACTAATTATGTATGGTTATGAGGGAAGTGAAAATCAAAGTATAATAACTACACAGCTTTTAAGAGACCCTTCGGCTTGGTATCATTTTGTTGCTGCTGTAGATACTACTCAAAGTACAGCGTCAAATAGAGTAAAATTTTATTTAAATGGTTCACAAATAACAGCATTTGATACTGCAAATTATCCAAGCGAAAATTTTGAAACAAGAATTAATAATTCTAATCCACAAAAAATAAGTCGTTACCCTGACCAAGATGCTTCATACTTTGATGGATATATGGCTGAATATCATTTAGTAGATGGCTCTGCAAAAGCACCTACAGACTTTGGTGAAACTGATGATAATGGAGTATGGATACCAAAAGCCTACACAGGTAGTTATGGGACTAATGGTTTTTATTTAGAGTTTAAAGAAACAGGTACAAGTCAAAACTCTAGTGGTATAGGTGCAGATACTTCAGGTAATGATAATCATTGGGCAGTAACTAATCTTGCAGC